CATAATTTATAAAAAAAAGGAGGTGATTTAAAATGTCTAGTATTATCGAAAGATTGACCGAAGGAGTTGTCAATCGTGATATGCGCGCCGAGAGCCATGCTCTTCTTTCCAAATGGGAGAAGACCGGTCTGCTTGAGGGTCTTACAAAAGATTCCAAGCGTCAAACAATGGCGCGCCTGCTTGAAAACCAAGCAAAAGAACTGCTTCGCGAGAGCAGCACAATGGCCGGTGGCGATGTTGAGGGCTTTGCAGCCGTCGCGTTCCCCATCGTACGTCGTGTATTCGCAGGCTTGATCGCAAACGATCTTGTCTCTGTTCAGCCCATGAGCTTACCCTCAGGTCTGATTTTCTTCCTTGACTTTACTTTTTCCAAACAGGGAGCAGGTCTTGCTCGTTTGGGATACACTACAGGTTCAGATGGCGCAGAGCCATCCATCTATGGTGGTGATAAGGTCGGTTCTCAGATCACTGGCGGTGTTGACATCTCCGGTGCCCAAGCAGAACGTGGACCCCGTAACCTCAACAACGGTTACTCTTCCCCAACAGCATCTGTTAGCAGAACTATTACTTTCTTAACAGCAAGTACCTATAGTTCTTCAGCAGGTGACATCCCTCTCCTTACGGAGTTTGATGCCGAGCTTGAGTCTCAGTCTGGTACAGCAAATGTTGCTATTGGTACCATTGAGACAGATGGTCTCACTAACTGGAACTCGGATGATCTTGTAGCAGTCACATCGGTTTCTACAACTTCTGGTTCACACGGAAGACTGTTCCACTCTGGTGCCCTCGGTCAAACCGGTGGTTCGGTTCAGTTGCGTCGTCTCACACGATACAGCGGTTCCTCTGATAACGTCGCATACGTTGTTTTTGCTTCGTATGACGGTGCGATCAGCAACGCACACCTTCATGGCTTGATGACTGCTTCTGCAATCAGCTTCACTTATCCAATCAAGGACAAGTTGGAGTCAAGTGACGCCCTCGGCTCTGTCGTCGGTGCTTCCCCATGGGGCTTGGAGAACAATCAGAACATCCCAGAGATCGACATTAAGGTCGATTCCGTGGCTGTGACGGCTGTAACCAAGAAGCTCAAGGCTAAGTGGACTCCGGAGTTAGGTCAAGACCTTAACGCCTACCACAACCTTGATGCAGAGGTTGAGTTGACTAGCATTCTCTCTGAGCAAATCGCTCTTGAGATTGACCGCGAGATCCTTGAGGATCTTGTACGTGGCGCTACCGCTGGTACTAAGTACTGGTCTCGTGCTCCAGGTCTCTTTGTCAACCGTGACACGGGTGCAGAACTCGTTTCAACCTCAGCGGCTCCAGACTTTACTGGTACCGTTTCTGAGTGGTATGAGACTCTCGTTGAGACAATCAACGATGTTTCTGCTAACATTCACCGCAAGACTCTGCGTGGTGGTGCTAACTTCATCGTCTGCGGACCTGAAGTTGCCAACATCCTTGAGTTCACCGCTGGCTTCCGTGCTAACGTCACTGCTGACGATGAGCGCGGCGATATCGGTGCTGTGAAGGTTGGTGCTCTCACCAAGAAGTTCGACGTATATGTCGATCCTTACTTCATGCGTAACCTGATCCTTGTTGGTCGTCGTGGTTCCTCTTTCCTTGAAAGCGGATATGTGTATGCACCTTACGTGCCCCTGCAGACCACTCCAACCATCTTTGGACCAGAGGACTTCGTACCTCGTAAGGGCGTGATGACTCGTTACGCCAAGAAGATGGTGCGTCCTGATATGTACGGTCTCGTTATCGTACGTGGCATGATCGGAGAGTCCGCTTAACGTTATAGCCTAGCGTAAAAGCAAAAAAAATGTAAAGCCTCCTTCTTCGGAAGGGGGCTTTCGTTTATTACAAACTACTTATATATGAATTGGAGAACTTCCAATCGATTATTTAAAACATTTATTATAACATTAAAGAAATAGGAGGTTATTAAAATGGCTAGAGTTGGATTAGGAAGACTAGAAAAATTAATGGAAGAGTTGGACCGCGAGATTGATCTCGAAGGTTCGGATGTTACGGTTAACTCCCTGACATCAGATACGACTGTTACAGCCACTGCTGGTAACATTGTCGGTACGACAGGCACGCTGCAGCTAGACAACGGTGGTGCAGTCACGCAGCTTACCAGCAAGTCGACCACGGTCGTACTGGACAAGCCAGTTGGAAAGATTACAATGCATAACGCAGCCCTTGCTTCGGATGCGATCGTGACCTTCCAGGTGACATGTGCAAGCTTTGCCAGAGCAACTGACGTTTGTATTGTCAACCATCACAGTGGTGGAACAATTGGAAAATATTCTGTAGATGCGACAGGCCACGCTGCCGGTAGCTTCAAGATCACAGTAACAAACATCTCGGGCGGCTCTCTGAGTGAGGCCATCGTCCTGCACTACGCTTTGGTTCAAACTGCCCACACATAGGACGTGTGGTAGCGAACAGCATCAAGCTTTTAAATCCCCCTTTCCTTTTTGGATGGGGGGTTTTTGTTGAAATTGCCGATCTCTGCAATTTTTTTCCCCTTAAAATTTTGAGATTTTGCGATCGATAATAATAAAGTGCTAGAAGCAGCGTAGTTTGTGCTTCATAAAACTATTTATCGTATAGGAGGATAAATGTGTGCCTACAAACTTAAGTCCACTATCGACGACAAGCGCAATCGTCTTAACATCAACAGGGTCGTTCGACGACGTCGCTAGCGCGGTACCCTTTGGAATATACACAGGATCGGCTAACTTTAAAAGTGGCGCTGTAGATCAGGTAGCATATACCTATAAGAAACTTGGTGGCGATGTTGTTGACATCGAACTCACCACTTCCAATGTATATGCAGCGTATGAAGAAGCGGTATTAGAGTATTCATACATTATTAATCTACACCAAGGTAAGAATGTGCTATCGACGGCCCTGGGTAACACCACGGGAACGTTCAATCATGATGGCACTATTTTAACTGGCCCCGTAAGCGGTAATTTGCGCTATCCACGATTTCAGGCATCTTACGCTAAAAAAGTTGGAGATTCGATGGCTGCAATGGGTGGTTATGGCGGCACTATACCACAATATTCAGCGTCGTTTACTCCTACGCCGAAAAAACAAGATTACGATTTGCAAGAAATAATTGAAACTGCCTCTTCGACCGGTCTTGACGACCAAGGTAACGAGGTTCCCTTCTCTGGAAAGGTCGATGGCAAGAGAGTTATTATAACAAAGGTTTTCTATAGGTCTCCACGCGCAATGTGGCGGTTTTTTGGATACTATGGAGGAATCGGTGTTGTTGGTAACATGTCAACCTATGGACAATACTCAGACGACTCTACTTTTGAAATGATTCCAACCTGGCAAAACAAAATGCAGGCGGTTATGTACGAAGACAGTCTCTACACAAGAACTTCGCACTATTCTTATGAGTTGATCGATAATAAGCTTCGAGTATACCCGGAGCCAGGCCACTTCGACTTCACTTCTATCGAAAGCATGTGGGTTCGCTTTTACGTGGAAGATTTAGACACGTTTACCTCAAATTCGGAATATAGAGACGGAGTAGAGGGCGTCAACAATATGAACACATTGCCTTTCGATAATATACCGTATGGCAATATCAATGCGATTGGTAAGCAGTGGATTAGAAAATACTGCTTAGCATTGTGCAAAGAAATGCTTGGGCAGATTCGAGGAAAGTTTACCACCATTCCGATTCCGGGAGAAAGCGTAACCCTCAATCACAGCGAATTGCTTTCACAAGCCAAAGATGAACAACAGCAACTTAAAGACAAACTAATGGAGATGCTCAAAGAGACTGAATACAAAGAGCTTGTCAAATACGATTCTGAAACTGCAGACGCAACACAAAATCTATTCAAAAACTCTCCTCTACCGATTTTTGTGGGGTGATATAGATGTCAGACGAATGGGAAAGACCAGCAGCACCACCACCTCCCCTCTTTTTGGGCAAAAAAGAGCGAGACTTAGTAAAACAAGTTAATGATGAGCTTATCGAGAAGGTCATTGGCCAACAAATACTCTACTATCCAGTTGATCTTGAGGCTACCAACTTTCATGACCTGTACGGCGAGGCAATTGCAAAGACCTATCTGCCGCCGGTACGTATATACGCTTTAATCGACTTTAACGAAGAAGCAACGTCATATTTGCCTAATGTTGGTGTTGACTCCGATTCTACAATAACAGTACTTTTCCATAAAAGAAGATTAACTGAAGATCAGGACCTTTATGTCCGCGAGGGCGATTTTATTCTTTACGGTAAAATCTATTACGAGATAGTTAAGTTGTCTGAGCCGAGGAAACTTTTCGGCCAAGTAGACCACAGTTTTGAGATAGCCGGCACATGCCGACGAGCAAGAAGAGGATTATTCGATGCTACCTGATGATTTTGATTTCGCACAGCTACCCCCCGGGGCAACCAGCACCACCTTAGAAGAGGTAGGAATGTTGTCTTCGACAATCGAGACAATAGATTATGCGATTACTTCATGGATCAAGGAAGACCTTGATCTAAGCGCACGAACAAATCACGGATACACCGAAGTTCCGGTTTTTTGGCAGACTCCCGAAAGGGCATATCAGATAAAGAGCCGCAAAGAGCTTAGAGATGCAGATGGCTCTCTAATCTTGCCTATTGTCAGCATTGAACGAGTTAACATTGTCAAAGATCCATCTCGCAAAGGCAGCTTCCAGGCGCACACCTTTTCAAAAAACCACAATGGGCGCGCCGGCCGCATGGTTATTGCAAGAAAGATAAAACAAGACAAAACAAGAAATTTTGCAGTTGCGACAGGGACGAGAACAAATAATGGAGGAAAACTTCAAAACTATTTTCCGAGAATCAACAAACAGGTTGTAATCCAGACTCTCTCTATCCCAATACCCGTATATGTCAATGTAGAATACAAAATTGTCATCAAGACTGAATATCAGGAACAGATGAATAGCCTTATTCAGCCATTTATGACACGCACTGGTCAGATTAACTCTTTCTTGTTAAGAAGAAACGGTCACATCTATGAAGCATTCCTTGACCAAGACTTTGCGCATAATAACAACATGTCGGACCTATCGGAAGACTTGCGAATGTTCGAAACGTCAATTAATTTACGTGTTTTGGGTTATCTTATTGGAGAAGGCGAGAATGATGATCGGCCAATAGTGACTGTAGAAGAAAGTGTGGTAGAAGTTACTTTCCCTAGAGAATCCGCTGTAATTCCTGGGGAGCCCTCGTTTTTAGAGGACTAATTCAGGAACTAACACTTATTTTCTACATTGTCTTCATCCTTTTGAAATCCAAAATACTATTTAGGTAATGATTGTGATGTCTTTTAGACAATTAATAAAACGAGGATTGCGAAATCATGTCAGTAAAGAAATTTAAGTTTGTTTCCCCCGGAGTTTTTATCAACGAGATTGATAACTCCTTTATACCCAGAACCCCCGATACTATCGGACCGGTTATTATCGGCCGAGCGCCAAAAGGCTTGGCGATGCAGCCAGTTAAGGCTGAAGCCTATTCCGACTTTGTAGCTATGTTCGGTGAAACAGTCCCCGGTGGAGCCGGTGGAGATGTTTACCGTAACGGGCTCTCAACCCAGTCCCCCATCTATGGTCTCTATGGCGCCAAGGCGTTCTTAGCACCCGGCGTGGCCCCCGCCACATATATCCGTACACTTGGTCACCAGCATCCTAATGCTGACGATGTTACTACTCCGCACTTCGGAGAGCAGGCCGGCTGGAGAACAGAACTACTGTTAGACAACACCCATGGTGGTGGAGCATTTGGTTTGTATGTTATACCTTCAGCGAGCTATAACGCTAGCGCATCAATGGCCACAGCAACCGGCCCAACGGGCAGTTTAGCTGCAGTTTGGTATCTGGAAGCAGGACTAATGGCCCTTTCAGGAACTCTTATCGGTTCTGGCGCCGCGGCTGATGGCCGCCAAAACGCTGAAGGCGTCGGTGCAGTGATTCTTTCTGATGCTAACGGTGTCTTTAAGGCTGCTCACACCGCAGGTGATGGCACCAAGACACTCTTTGACTTCAGTCTCGACGACAACAGCAACAAGTTCATCCGTAAGGTGTTCAACACTAATCCTCAACTATATGTTTCGGGTAACTTCTACCCAACATCTGCAGAGAAAGATTACTGGCTTGGTGAGTCCTATGAACAAGAGACTCGCGACTTTCTAAACGACAAGGGTACCGACGCAGCGTCTCCCCTTGCTGGCGTTATCGTGGCACTTCACCTGTCTGGTTCCAAAACCACTTCTCCTGGAAATATGACCGGTGTATCGGCCAATGAAGCGAAAGCCGGCTGGTTCGTCGCACAAGACACAGGCCTCTATGATGAGTTCAGCATCCAACGCGATGCAACTAAGCTGTTCCGATTAATCGGCCGCGGCCATGGCGCATGGTTGAGCGATAACGTTAAAATTTCGATCTCCAACATTCGCCAGTCCAACACTAGCACAACCGACTACGGAACATTCTCGGTGTTAATCCGTCGTATCGATGATTCAGACAATGCTGTTCAGGTTCTTGAAAGATTCGACGAATGCAGCCTTGATCCTACTTCTCCTAACTTCCTTTCACGGAAA